TACATGGATACAATATTATGGAGAGAATGGTACATCCAACGCACCATTTACATCACTAGCAAACTTATCCAGTGCTGACCCTGGATCTGGATATTGGTATATTAAGTTTGATGGAACTAATATAGAAGAAATATATGCATATAAAGATGGGAATGGTAGTTATTGGGTCATGGTTGCATCTATTACAGATAATACTTCACATGGCAGTTACACAGGTGGTTCAGATACATGGTATGGTAACTGGACAACTTCATCAACTACTGGTAATGCAAGAGCAGCAATGGCAAATGACTTTAAGTCAAACCATTATAGAGGGTGGACAGCAAATGATGTATTGATTATGCAAGGGTTTGCTACATCTGGTACACCTTATGATACATCTACTGATGTTGGATACATCACTGGATGCTTCACTAACAGAGGTGGAAACATGCATGCGATGTTTAACTCACACATATCCCTATCCAACCATAGTAATATTGGTGGTACAATAATCCCAGGAATGGTATTCTTAAAAGGATCAGCATCAGCATCAGACAATAGATATAGAGGTAGTAGTGCAGGTGAACTACAACCTGTAAATTCTTGGCATCTATCACCCGCAAACTGTGAAAACTATACCTTTAGTATGATCAATGCTCTTGGTTGTTCATCTACAGGATGTAACGTTGAACACCATGCATGGGTAGGACAGACAGGAAACAACTATTCAAACCAAAACTTCCCAGAACCTAACTGGTCTGGTGATTGGGGGATAAATAATCCTGGCTCCGAAAACCATATGTATTGGTTATTCTTTTACAAGTAAGACATGAGTACTCTAAACGTTAACGAACTACACGCATCCTCGATGAATAACTTCGAGATCAAATTCGATGATGGAGAGTCATTGATCGTTAATGGTACTTGCAATTTAGATCCCCTATCAAATTTTAAGTTACCTACAGGAACTACAGCACAAAGACCTTCATCCCCTACTACAGGGATGATAAGATTTAATAGTGAGTTATTACAAGTAGAAGTTTGGAATGGTAGTTCATGGTTACAAGTTGTAAAAGCATCATCAGGTGGTAATAATGGTGGAACTCCTGCTACAGCAGCAGCAAATGTTCAAGAACTTATGGATGCAGGTGTTGCTTCTGACGGTAACTACTATCTAAACCTAGATGGTACAATCCGTAGATACTTCATACCTGTCAATAGTCATCCGTATTATATTTTAATCGGTAACTGGGGTGGCGGTGGTGCTGCATTTTTCAGTAATGCATCATCATTATCAGCACAAAATTTAAATGATACAGGAGATACTACACCTACTGGAACATTTGCATATAACTCAACATGGGGTTACTACAGAAACGCAAGTGGATCTGACTTTAAATATGCAACCTTTAGTAATAGAGGAGTATCATATCGCTATGTAAAAGTGAGAATGAATCTCTATAACTATTACTCTAATGATGGTCAGAACGGTAGAAACTTCCTAAATATTTCATCAGGAGTTGGTGATGGTTTAACAATCATGCGTAACTCATCTGGTGCAGGGGATGGACAACATATCTTTACCTATTACACTGCTATCTCTAACAATGATAGTAACTCTTGCCCCTCAGTAGCAGGATCACAACCTACACATATTGCAGGTGGTAACAACCCAGGTGGTTTCATGGGTAACAGGTATACATGTTTCTCTAGATCTGGAAGCAGTTACACCTCAGAATATGTGAGAAACTTTTCTGTACAGGCAGGAGATAACTCTGGCGGTACAGGTCCAAACGTATTTAATGGAGATGCATGGTACACCCTTGACTTGGGAACAAATTATACTGATGACATGCATATCGTTATACACTCAGATCAAGACACTGGAAACGAAGATACATACCTTAAGAGAGGTTGTGTACTTGTTCGACCTGCATAAATAACAAGGAAGGAGTAAAAAGTTACGAATGTCACAATTAAACGTTGATAAAGTTGTATCCCTAACAGGTGGAAGTGGAACCGCAGAGTTCCAACTGGAAGCATCTGGCAACTTTAATTTTGATTCTGGAACTCTTTACGTTGACTCCAGTAATAATAGAGTCGGTGTTAATGATGCATCCCCTAGTTATACGTTAGATATAACAGGAACTGATGCTATGAAAGTACCTGTAGGTACGACAGCACAAAGACCAGGCTCAGTAACAGAAGGATTATTCAGATATAATAGTACAGATAGAACCTTTGAAGGTTATTCATACGATCAAGACGCAGGACAGGTACAATGGGGTCCGATTGCAGGAGCAGGAAGTTCACTACCAGACCAGTCAAGTGATAGATATAGTTTAAATTATACAAATGGTGCATTATTAAGATCAGACGGAACTAACGCATATTGGTCATTCGATGGAGAGAACGATACAGGATGGTCAACAGCAAGAATTTGGACACACGGATATGTTGGAGGAGGATATCAAAACGGTTCACCATGGAATAATGTTAACAGAACTGTTCATGCTACAGACACATCAACAAACTTAGGAGATATTTTAGATAGATCAGGTGCGTATATGTCAGGATCATGGACTGATACTAAGCACTTCTTTCACTCTATGGAGAACACATATAGGGGTTCTTCAAACTATACTAATGCAATGTCAATGTCAACTGAATCTGGTTTAACACACCAGTCACAGTGGGATATGACAGTGAACAGAGACTCAATGGGATCTCACCAAGATCATGAGTTTGCAGGTGGATACTCTTACCTATATGGTGGTAACAACTCAAGGACTGACGTATTTAACTTAAAAACTGAAGTCATGAGGACATCTGGTTTCCCACCAAACTTTGATGACTCAGGTGCTGACCCTACATGGGGTGGACATGGAAGACTTTATGGTTGGGTCAAGAGATCTGGAACTAGAAGAGGTCAGTTCTATAAGACTGAATCATGGGTATCATGGGAACATGGGCCAGGTGGTGATGGTTGGAAGAAAATACTTCCTACTATGTTAGGACATATGTACGTTGGTACAGGTAATAACAACCAGAATGGTAACCAGAAGTGTAGTGACATCACTGGTATACAGGTTAGAGGTCTTAACTTCGGTAATATGGGTGAAGAAAACTTTGAAATGGGCATGAGAAAAGGATATTGTTTAGGTAACTACAATGGTTCACAGAACAATAACACATTCAAAGTTAACTATAATAGTGATAGTTACAATAACTTAGGTGGAAACTCACCACCATCAGGACATGGTGGCATGTCATCAGCACACTGTTCGTCCTCTAGTTCTGTATCAGGACAGGGCAACTACGATTATGGTACAGCAATTCCTAACTACTAATGATTAGCACAACTTCAAATGACGTCATCGTTTTAGATGTCGAGAAATTTCCTCAGGTAGGGGAGTGGGGTATCCAAATAGGTACTTACTTAGGATTGGAAGCATACCATCTTGCAGATGAATATTTTACCAGTATCCCTCAACATATAACATATCTCAGATACCCCAGTAAAGATGGTATCATGGGAGATAAGTATTGGAGTGAGATAAGATTTACTAGATCAGTCTATGGTGTTGATGATGATGGAACTACGAACAAAGATAAAGAAGTCATAGAGGATACAATCTATTCAGATTATGTAATCCCTTACATGAAAGATGTTATAACACTTGCTATTCAAGAAGAGTTTGAACATAGGCATACTGTTCTTATGACTAAGTTTTCTACACTTGAAGAAGCAACATGGACAGATCAAATATGTGAGGCAACCGCATATATTGCTGATAATTCCTTTGAAACAAAACTGATACATAGTTTAGCAGAGGTTAGGGACTTGACAACTTTGCAGTTTGCGACTAAAATAGTTGATAAACAAACAGAGTTCAAGACTTCACTCTATGAACTTGCAGTCGCAGAACAAAAGATGATCCATATCGTAACTGGATGCACTTCTGTTCGTGAACTAAACGTAGTACTAGAGGATTACTTTAGTATTGCAATGAACTCAGCACAATGTCTTGAATATGGAAGATGCACCACAAATGAAGAAACAGGAAACATCGAAAGAAAAGTTACCTTTGACTACTCAGGAGGACTCAAATTCTGATTATCATATCAGAGAGACCTTAGAAGATTTAAAACATATAAGTGAATATGATGTAGATGGGTTTGACGAAGCGTTGATGGCATGGTCAGAACAACAACACTTTGGACAAACTAAATTTCAAAACGAATACTTTGTTGTAAACTCACAGGTATCACCATTCAGACAGGTACGTCAGGCAATGATGGAGATACAGGGTAGAACTAACGCACTACAGAAGACTACTATACAGTTTAAGCGATGTCTTAATGATATTGCTAGAGTTACTGCTGCAATGGAAAAGGAAGAGGATGGGTTTCATAAGGTTGATAGACAGTATGAACTAGAGTTATTGTATCTTGATAGACAAATATGGTTAAACAAGATCAAGCAATGTAAGGAAGAACTTAATGGTCTGTTTGCTATCATTAAAGAGAAAGCAGGAACTGACGATCCAGAAAAGATCACAGCATTATTAGAAGATAAAGAGTTAGAGAATGTAGAAGAGCATAAGTATTGGATCGCTCGTATGGGAAAACAGAGTGCTATAGATCTGCTAACTACAGGTAGAATCCAAGCAGGTAACCTTGAATCTTTGTTACAAATGGCACCAGAAGACCAAGCAGCAGTTACCGATCTTGCTATGATGTACTCAACTGCAGTTAATAAATCCATTGGAGGTATTAAAGAAGCAGCAGAAGATAGAGTAGAGAAGATGATGGAAGGCAAACCCCCACAATTATTTGACACAGCAGGTGTTTTATCAGATTATGCACACAACAACCTTAAGGACAGGAGTCTTCAGTCTTCCGATCAATCCGAAACTCAGTCCTGAGTTTATTGATAGTGACTTTATACCATTTCTAAAGAAGCACTCTAACTTAATATACGATTTATATTTTACTACACGCATGCCCCCTTTTATGCAAGATGCAATGGGGGATGTATTTCGTAGTGTCAGTGATGCACAGGGAGCAGTAAAGAATGCATTGTATATCTCACAAGAAACAGGAATACCACTATCAGCAACATTCAATAATATATGGGTGAGACCAGACCAAAAAAATCTTGAAACTTTTATCACCAATTTTAAGTTTCTATATGATAACGGTGTAAGGTGTGCAACTATACCTCATACATCATGGGTCTCTACGGGTCAGATACAACGGGAATTTCCAGAGTTAGAGATAAAGAATACTATACTTAGAGAAGTATCTAAACCTAACGAGGTAGTATCACTTGCAAGTGCAGGGTTTCATTATATCAATCTTGATAGGGATATAATGAGAGACAGACCTCTATTAGATCGCATTGTAGAAGCAAAGAAATATTGTCATAGTAAAGGTAATGATGTAATGCTATCACTCTTGGCAAATGAACATTGTTGGGGTGGGTGTCCTATCATGCCAGAGCATTATCAATACAATGCAACAAGAGAGGGAAGTGAACCTCAATACTTCAATAGTACTATCAGTCGTGTATCATGTTCTAAATGGGATGCATATGACCCTGCTAGTGAACTCAAGGCAGCAAACATACCACCATGGAGAAAAGATTGGGAAGAATTTTTAGATGCAGGTATTGATGTATTTAAGTTACATGGTAGAGAAGATGCTATGAGACTAAAAGAATCTATGGACATCATAGAAAGATGGGCAAATCATGATGAAATGATGCAACCAACCTTTAGTGAGTACATGGATGATGTGGACATGCCAGAAGCACCTATAAATATCTGGCGAGAGAAAATAAAATCTTGTAGGTTCGATTGTTGGGATTGCAACTATTGTGAATCTGTGCTAGAATCTAGGTTAAAGAAGCAAAAACGAAAAGAAATGAACGAACTGGTAAACCTTGCCATCAGATCTATCGATGGTGCTGTTGATAATAAATCAAATTTCAATCCAAAAGGATATGATGTACTTGGTTTATCATCAAATAAGGTCAGACATTTACTAAACAACTTATGTGTAGAACGTGGTACTGTCTATGTTGATGCAGGTGCATACATGGGTAGTACAGTTTTCGCTGCTCTTATGAATAACAGTGCGGTCAAAGCATATGCTATTGATGACTTCCAAGATGAGGTAGTAAAACCAAAACGTAAAGACTTACATAAACCATATGAAGATATAACAAATCCAGTTGATGAGTTCATCAAGAATGCAGAGAAGTGGATGAATACTGATTGTTCTATTGGATTTTCTGTTAAACCTATACAGGCAGTAGAATTTAATCCTCAGTTTCCACCTCGTGTGATATTTTATGATGCTGCTAATGATAAGGATATGATACCAAACTTAGAACATATCCATAAGCATGCTGATAAAGATTATATACTGGTCGTTGACGATGCTAACTTTGAAGGGGTGATGGAAAAAACAAAAGAGTTCACCAAAGATAAGAATGTTATATGGGAGAGAACTATACTTACAGAGAAATCAGAAGACTCAAATGATTTCTGGAATGGAGTACACCTCGTAGTAATAGAAAAGTGATATCAGATAATTTCCTTAAACTTGCAGAGTTTGAGAGTATCTATCATGGGTTACTGGATAGTTATTTTCCTTGGAATGCATCTAAGATTGTAGATGACACACAGGAAAATAAGAATCGTAATCTACAGATGACTCACATGTTCTATGAGAGACATACACCTGATGAGTCATGTAAACTTTTATACCCTATCTTGCAGAAGTTACAACCATGTGCTATAATCAAGATCAAAGCAAACCTTGTCATGGGAACTGATAAGTTAGTTGAACATGGTATGCACATTGATGTTTTAGATGCAGAAGACAGAGACTATCTCAAAACTTCTATCTATTATATGAATACTTGTGATGGTTACACACTATTTGAAGATGGCACTAAGGTGGACTCAGTTGCTAATCGATTAGTTACATTTCCAAATGGTATGAAACACACAGGAACATCAACAACTAACTCATCATTTCGTATGGTAATCAACTTTAACTATGTTTAAAATTTTAGAATCAATAGCACAGAAAGAACTCTACATGGGTTATATCTTTGGTATTATGATCTTAGGTGGATTTATTAGAGAGTATCATGTATTGAATGATGTTTACTCACTTGCAAAGAGATATATTAAAGACAACAGGGTGATGATAATTCTCACCTCTATTTTAGGTGGTGTACTACCAATCCCAGGCAGGGTAGCACTATCCGCACCATTACTAGATGCTATAGCACCACCTGATAAGAAGAAGAGGAGTGCATTTGGTATTATTGATTACTTATCTACACATCATTACTATTGGTGGAGTCCATTAGAAAAGACTATTATATTGCCTATGGCAGCATTGGGTATAACTTATAGAGAAATGTTAGGTTATACTTTTGTGCCATTGTGTATCTGTTTATTATATACATGGTGGTATATATTTTCTAAAGTTGACCCTAGATCAGTTATACCTAACATGGATAATATCCGAGACTTCAACTGGCAGAGGGCATTACGAGGTTGGGCACCCTTTATTGCTACGATCTGGTTTTTATTGTGTGTAGGTAAGGCAGGTGCTATATTCTTTTTCCCTTGGTTCATAGGTATGGCATGTTATTATAGTATCCTATGTAAAGATTGGAGGTGGGGTAAATATCTTGATGGTAACTTTGCTATTATTGCAACTATAGTATTGGCATTAGGTGGTGTTGTAGGTATGATAAAAGAACCTGTTATGGTGTATCTCAAGTCAGCAGACCCGACTATGATTGTACCAGTATCAAGAGTGGGAGCAATAGCAGCATGGATTATGGGTTCATCTGGTAAGTATGCAGGAATGACATCAGCACTTGTATTGATATTTGGTCAGCAATATCTCGTATGGTTTTTAGCAACAGAATACGCAGGGTATCTACTATCCCCTGCACATAAGTGTTTGATGATTGGACAGCAATACTTTGGCACACCTATCAGAAAATACTATAAAGTGTTAGGTGGATTGTGTGCATGGTTAATAGGATACGCATTCATAACTACTTTTGTATCATAGCAGTAAAGACTCTTTAACTTTATAAATACCTGTGGTAAGGACTACAGGTATTTTTTTATGTCACAACTCAATGTAGGTACATTAAATGTAGGTACTACACAGTTCACTGGCGACTCAACAACATTAAACTCAGCACCTGCAAGTAGTATCACAGGAATGTTAACTGGTACACCCAGTACTAACCATTCAATAATGTGGAACGGTTCAGCATGGGTTCCTCAGTTGATGGAAGGAAGATTGTTGGGGATGAATGTATATACATCGCAGAACGGAACGTGGAACTCTAAGAGTACATCAGGTGGTAGTGGTACATGGACTAAACCAAGTGGGTGTAGTAATGTATTGGTATATGTCACAGGTGGTGGTGGAGGTTCAAGAATCAATGATAACACCTATCGTGGTGCAGGTGGAGGTGGTGGAGCAACCGCTATTAAATGGATTGACGTGTCAGGAGTTAGTACAGTAAGTTATACTTATGGTAGTGGCGGTGGTTATGTTCGTAACGGTGGTAGAGGTGGTACAGGTGGTACTTCATCATTTGGTTCATATTGCAGTGCAACTGGTGGACAGGGTGGTCAATCAGATAACCCTCATCAGGGTGGGCCAGGGGGAAGTGCCAGTGGTGGAGACATTAATTTGCCAGGGGGAGGTGGAGAAATGTCACATGGTTCAAACAATGAAGGTGTGGCAGGTTCATCATTCTGGCATAAAGCAGGGTCATCACACCATTATTACAACAACCAAGAAGAAATCACTCATGGACAATGGGGTTCTGGTGGTGGTCATGGTTATTATTCACAGCACGATTACGCATACAACAACTCAAATGGTGGTGCGGGAGTCGTAATCGTTTACAACTACAGTTAAGAACATGAAAGCATTAGTACACGTTGAAGCAGGTCTCGTTTGTCAGTTAGTGGCAGATGGAGAAACCTTTGAAACTCATTCCGATTACGCATGGAAAGAGTTTGATGAAACTGGATTATCTTATGTCGCAGGTACAGATAACGCACCAGAGTTTGAGTATGATAAAACAAATGATACTATCTCAAGGAAAACAATTGCACCCGAACCATATAATATGAAGAGAAAGTATGAGTACAATGAAGTGACAGAACAACTCGATCAACTCTGGCATGACATTGATGATGGTAAACTAGGTTCAGACGCAAAGACAGGTACATGGTATCTTGGAGTCAAGAGTACGAAGGCAGCATTTCCAAAAACTTGACACGCATTAAAAACATGCTATAATAAGAGGGTACTTTGGCACAAACCAATGCCCTCTTTTATATTGACCGCCATAGATGATGACGGAACGAATACAACTAAAGAATTCACATCTGAAGGTCTTAAAGAAGTTGTAGAAAAAACATCTGACTTCCTTAAAGGTGTTGGATATGTTTATGATGACTTAACATATACAGTTACAAATGAACAAGAAGGTCATATATCTGAACTTGTTTCATATGCTAGAAATGTAGCAAGTCAAACAGAAGTATAATCATACTTCAACTATATAAAATGTAAGTTATTCACTATCAATGGGTAAAACATTTAGAAGGGGTGGGAGCGAAAAAGGCAACTACTCTTACGGAAAATCAATACGAGACAAGAGATCTCGTAACTCTAAATCATCTTTCTCGGAAGACTCTTATGACTACCAAAAAACTAACAGAAAGCAAAAGCAAGAAAGAAGATTCAACACCTATGTTGATGATTAAAGATGCTGAAGAGGATTTAGATATGTTTGATGATTGTTCTTACGAATATGATCTAGATTACACTACTCAATACTAAAATGGAATCCCCCGAAGTTAGATACGATAGAGCATTAACTCTATTTCAAGAGTCAGTATTAAAACCTGACCATAAATTGAGAGGGTGTGCATACAACCAAGATTGTTTTAATGAACTCATGGAGATCAGAGAACATGTAATGGGATATCTCAAGACCCTAAGAGAAGTCACACATCACACTAATGCTGATGAGAGTGACGAGATAGAAACAGCAAAGTTACAGGCAATTAAACCCCAGTAAGATGTCATACCTTTACCACTCATCTATGTTTGGTCTAGAAGAAAAGACCTTACTTAAAAATGCACTTATTAAATACGTTGCAAGTCTGCAGAAACAATTTTTTGCAGATAAATCACTAGACGTACATACATACGAAACACAGATGGAGTATGTACGGTCATGTGTTGAAAAACTACATCTAAATGAACTCTATAAATTATGAGTGGAACTATTGAAATGTTTTGCCCACAGTGGTATTATCATTCTACACTATCTGACGAGTATCAAGATCAAATCAAAAGATTGTTTGACAAACATGTATATCAGGATAGTATATACACCGCATCCCCTTGGGATTGTGATTGTTTGACTACATTTCAAGCAGAGAAAAACATGGACTTACCTTGGAATGACTGGTTAGAGTGTGTTCGCTTGGATATAGATGATGCTATTGAAAAGTTAAAACCAAAGATTGATATTGAAGTTGTACCACAGGATGCATGGGCAAACAAATATAACAAAGGACATTTTCAAGAATATCATACACATGAAGTACCATTCTGTAACTTAAGCATGGTATATTTTTATGACATTCCTGACAATGAAGATGTTGGATTCCGATTCTGGTATGATGGTCATTCTAAATATAAGAAATCGGGATTGGCACAGGCATTTGACATGCCAGTATTTCCAAGAGTGATACCGAAGGTGAAGAAGGGTGATTTTATGATATTTCCATCACACTACGCACATTTGGTTGCACCAAATCGTAGTGATAAACCTCGTATAACATTCTCTGGCAACCTCTATGTTGTGCCAAATAACAAAGAGTCACAACGTGACCCCACACCACTTAAACCATAGTATATAATGATTACACCGAACATCAACAGATCAGTACCTATTGTTGGAGTTATTAAATCCATCAAGACAGCACTAAAAAAATCTGTTGAAGAACCATTCCTCTATACGGAAGAGGAAGTACACAAACTCAAAAAGGCAAAACGAGATTATGAAAAAATTGAACATGAAACAAGGAAATCACAGAAAGGTGGTTTCGGATAAATTTGAAATACCTGTATATGATTGTGTACAGGAGCAAGAGGATGATTGGATATCATCTGTACTCGGTTCAGAATCAGATACACTAGACACATTATTCTAATGGCAAAAAAGAAACCTAAAAAAGAACCTAGACTATACGCAAAGGATAGGATGGAATACTTTAGAGAGTTTCACAGAGTCATCGCACCAGTTATTGTACTAAACAAAGAGGATTAAATGTCAGGAGATTACGAAACCCATAATGATAGGCAACCAAACATAACCTATGCATCAAGAGAAATGGCAACGTATCACATTTACTTGAATGACAAATGTTTATTCAAGAATTTAAATGAAGAGGAGTTCGATCTCATCTGGGATAAGATATATTATTCTTATTGGAGAGACGAACTATCTTATGCTGTATGTTTTGATGATGTATGTATTACTGATGACCATTCTTATTAATGAACACACATAGATTAAGACTCATACCCAGAGAGGATAGTAGGGAAGCACAGGAACTATTCACTTATCACATGAAACGTGATGGGTATATGTATTGTGATGAACGATTAGATAAATGGCATGTATATAATCCCAACACAGGTATAAATTTTTGGGTTGACCCAAAGAATGACCCAATGTGGGAGGTCGTATATTAAATGGATTGTTATCGCATTTCGTGGTGGGATTGTAGCATACATGGTTACCATAATAAAAAAGGAGAATGTGTAACCAATAACATTTCAACAGGAGCAGAGATAATGAAAATGGTTAGTGATGAAGGGTGGAGTTGTACTGTTGAATGTTGTACTCATGATGGTATCTAGGCATAAATTCTTGTTACTAAGTGACTGAAATGTGATGATATCAAAATAAATAGTGGTAGACTTAAGGAGAACAAGATGAACCCAAACTCTTGTATTATGAGTTAACTTACGAGGTAACAATGCACAACTTAATGAATCACAAACAGACACCAGAATATTACAACTTCTCTTCTGAAACACCCAACAATGATCTTTGGAACGACTATTTTGATTGTATAGTTGATTGTTCAGAACAAACCCATAATCAATCCTGTCGTAGGATTTGTCGAGATATGATTCCAGATTAGTCCAGTTACCAAACTGTCACAACCCCTTGCAAAAGGGGTTTTTTTATTGTATAATAATAATATTGAGACGAAAGTCATTTATTTTATTATGCAGTTAAGACCCCATCAGCAAAGAGCATTTAACGCAATGCAAGAGACACCATATGGTCAGGTCATTATTCCTACAGGTGGTGGTAAAACTTATATTATGATCGCTGATGCTATGAAGCAATTTCAGTTACCAAGATCACAAACTATTGTAGTAGTCGCACCTCGTATATTACTAGCAAACCAGTTATGTGCAGAGTTCACAGAGTTTATCACAGAACAGAACTCAAAGTTTGGTCTTGATATTGCTCATGTTCACTCAGGAGAGACTCATCACTTCAGTACAACTAATCAGTTTGAGTTGAATGAATGGGTTAACAATAGCACAAAGAATATTATTATCTTTACAACATATCATTCACTACATAAAGTATGTAATGCAGTTGATGTAGAAGTTGATACTATTTACTATGATGAAGCACATAATGGCACATCAAAGAATTTCTTTGAAGCGGTTGCTAGAATGTCATTTGGTGTAGCATATCGTAGGTTCGCATTTACAGCAACACCTAAGTTAGGTAGAGGTGCATCTAAAACTAGAGGTATGAACAATACTAAAGTATGGGGTAACACTCTATGTAATGTAAAAGCACAGGAACTTATTGATAGTGGTGCTATATTACCGCCTAAAGTTGTTCCTTTTACATGTAAGACAGAGAGAAACAAAGAGAATGCACATGAGGTTGATGCACAGAACTTAATGGACATGTTAACATCATTCGGAGACAATGGACATAAAGTATTAGTTGCTAGTCCTAGCACTAGAGTTCTAAACAATATGTTATCAAGAACATTCATACTTGATTGGTTATCTGATAATGGATATGATGTACTACATATTACATCAAAGTATGGTGCTATCATCAATGGAAAGAAGGTAGGTAGAGAAGAGTTCTTTGATACTCTTACTAAGTTTGGCAATGATAATAATCGTAAGGTTATTGTATTTCACTACAGTATATTATCTGAAGGTATCAATGTCAATGGACTTACTCATACAATACTATTGAGAAATTTACCAACTATCGAAATGGCACAAACTATTGGTAGAGTTATCAGAGTTCACAAAGATGATAGAGACGCTATCTCTAATGGTCAG